TGTAAGGGTTACCTGATGGGTTAACCACTTCCATATTTTGTTTTGAAACTAATCCTCCTAATGCATCTACCGAGCCTGTTACTTGTACATTACCTCCTAAAAGAGTTAATGAATTTCCTGCACTTAAGGTTTGTGTACCATTGAATGTATTTGAACCAGTAGTTGCAAATGAACCTGTATCTACTGTTGTATCAAATGATGAGGTTAGTACTGCTTGTGGTACTCCATTACTATCTCCTACCCATGCGTATCCTTCTTGTATGTTTGGTAAATCATTACTTCTACCACTACCTAATACTACTAACTCTCCATCTGATGCATCTACTTTACCTACAACACCAATGTTTTGTATAAGAGAAGAACCTGTTGGTTTAGTACCAGTAAATCCTCCACTTGCGTTTACATATACATTAGTTCCTGCAGTTAAACCATTAGTATTGACACCGATAATCTTACCACTAATAATTGCTTGACCTGTAGCGTTTGTACTGATTGCTTCGTTTGCAATTGCAAATCCTGGCATATTAGCTGAGTTAGTATTATCTGCTAATTCTACATTTATGTTTTCACCAGTTACACCAGTCGCGTGTAGTACATTACCTTTTACAATTGGTACACCACCTGTGTTTTTAACTGTTACTACTAAATCTCTAGCATCATCACTAAACTCAGCGTGTGATGCAGATGTTGCATTATCTGCAAATTCAGCATGAGATGCTGATACTATTCCCGTCAAACCACTACCATCTCCAACGAATGAACCTGTGAATACTGATGCACTTACATCACCATCTACTGTTACTGATGTTTGTTTAGAACCAGTTGATGCTTGTAAAGTTATCTCAGTACCTTTTAAATTAATTAATGATTCTGTATTGGCCTGTGAAGGTTTACTAGTAAATGAATCATATGCTGTTTCTCTTTCTCCACCTGGTGCATTTGTACCTAATAGTGAGTGTCTTAAAGCAATTAGTGAGGTTGATGATGTTGCATGATTGTATATACCAGTACGAGATGAACCTATACCGGTTACACCTGTTCCTACTTCTCCCCATGAACCACTTAATTGAAGTCCACCATATACGGAAATACCTTTAATAGATGAATTGGTAAACTTATCTATTCCATTAAATCCACCTTCTATGATTACAGGCGTTATATCATTAGGACCTGATTGTACTATAAATGCTGTTGAGGATGGGTCTGATACTGTTACTGAACCACTAATGGTTTGGTTACCATTGAATGTATTAGAACCAGTAGTTGCGAATGAGCCAGTATCTATTGGAGTAGGTAAAGAACCAGTTAATGCAAATGAATCAATACAATCTAAATCAAACTGACGTATATCGTTTGGGGTTATTTCTTGTTGTGTGTTATTAGGAAACAGAGCGTTACTCTGTGATATTAATCCTTGTCTATCTAATTGGCTCATATCTTTTTCTTATTATTTATCTTATATAAGGTCATCATCTATATCAAATCCATTAGAAAAACCACTTGAAAACGCACCTATCTGTGGTAATGGTACAAAATTAATTGTACCAATTCCTTGGTTTTGCAAATATCCTTTACAACATCTAACTGAATAGGTGTTAGCATCTAAACAAAGACATCCTCTACGAGAATTCTTTGGTGAAGAGTGAGATACAGTAGGGCCTATATATAGACCCGTTTCTCTATGTTTTCTCAATTTTCTTGAATATGACATTATTCTTTTATACCTATAACAATCTTATTAATGTTTATATTTGTTAAGGTTCTCCTTATGTATAAGGTTTTCCATTAAAGCTTTATCTGATTGATAAGCAAGGTATAGTAAACATTCCTCTAAAGGACGTTGTGTTACTTCATCAAATTTTAAGATATCTTCTCCTGCAAGTTGGACAACTGTTGAATAGCTTCCCCACTTTCTCCCAAAATTGACTTGATGTTGGGTGATATTTCCTCCTGGTTCTTCAAATAGCTCAGGGTACCTTTCACTAAGTCCTTGTACAAACGAATGAAGAAAAAAAAACAACCAAAGTGAAAATCCATTCCCACTTCCCACCATTTATCATCATCCCATGGTTCAGGTGCTTTATAATTCTCAATCTCATAGAGAGCACCTACCTTCTTAGTTACAGGCCTATATAGGATAGATAAGATAGTTGGCCAATCATCATTCAACTGAATGTTCTCAAATGAGCTAATATCTAAATAAGCTCCGTATGGCATAGTAGATAAGTTAGGTTGGAATCCATATTCAACACCATCGATAGTAATCAACCTTTGTATATCGTAATCTGTCTTTTGTAACAACTTAGTTAAATCACCTCTGATGTTACTAATAGTATTACTATCTAATTCTTTAACCATATCAGGCGTCATACCTGTTAGGTTATATACCAAGAATGCATCTTGAGCTTCTGTATCTCCTTCGTTAGCATCCATATCCTTTTGGAATTGAATGTATTGTTTTAGTGTAATTGCACTAAAATCATGTGGTATTTCTATTTCTATTTGTTTCTTCATTCTTCTATATTACCTAAATCTATTATGTTGTTATTATCATCCTTTAACTTGTTTATCGTAATAGCTTGATGACCTAGCTCTGATTTTAATATAAAGTTATCTGTTCTCTTTTTTATAACCTCACCATTCTTTAAATGTAACTTAGCTTTTACATCTAATAGCTCATTCTTAAGTTTGTTAACATAGTTAGATAACATAATGATATCCATGTATAACTCTTCTCTACTCTTATCTTTAAACTGGTCTGGTATTTGTTGTTCCATATTATCTAAAACTTAATGTGTATTTTCCTTTGTTCTCTGCTTTTATTGATAACCTACTCATAGCTACATAACGTAATGAATCTATTAAGTGGTCTAATCCTCCTTGTGGTTTATCTAATTGTATTCCGTACTTATCCTTACTCCATTCATACGCATACAATTCATTAACTAAGTTTTGTGAGCTTCTCTCTACACATAAACCATAGTTCTGTAATACACCGATTCCAAACTTAATTGAATCAGGACCTTTCTTAACTGGCTTGATATTAAAACCACTTCTATATATCTCTTCTATTAATCGAGGCTCTGCACTATCTGCCCATATCTCTGTATTACCAACATTTAGTTCATCAAGTTTATTTATGATATCTTTTGTTACCATACCTTTTTCATATAGTAGTTCTCTAACATACAACATATCTCCTTTCTTGTGTACTGCTACAATAGCAGTTGGGTCATTAGAGAATCCAAAGTCCATACCTAATGCTATCAATTCTTCTACTGGCATCTCATCTATAATTTGGAAAGTAAAGATAGCAGAATCATTAGGTGCAAATTCACCTTTACCATATATCAACCAATACTTAGGATTCTTTGCTTCTAAATCCTCGATTGCTTTTATCATCTCTTTAGGTAGATAAGGATTATCTTTGTATGTAGTTGTAAACCTTTCACAATCTTCCATCTGCCTTAACCAATGGTAAGGTGAGATAGTTGGGTTATATGCTAAGATGATATCACCTGTACAACGAATAGAAAGCTGGAAGTAAGATTCTTCATCTATCTCTGATGCTTCATCAATAAACAGTATGTTTGATTTAACACCTCTTAACTTCTCAGGATCATCTGTATTAATAAACGATATGGTAGAACCATTACCAAAGGAAAAGATTCTATCAGAGATGTTGTATCTCTCGGTTTCCCAAATATGAAGTGTGGTCAATATATCTTTGAAATCCTTGATAACAGAACGTTTAAGCGATGGAACAGTTCTACGCACTACCGTTATATCTAATTTTTCTTGAATGGCTCTAACGATGAGGTGTTGAAGAATAGCGTATGTCTTACCACTCCTTGTTCCTCCTATATGTTGTGTAACTCTTTTCTTACTACCAAGTAAGTTATCAAAGGTTACTGATGTATCAATCGTTAGTTTCTTCACTTCCACTTCTGTTTATGTTAACTGTAATTTGTTGAATACGCTGGTCTATCTCTGCCCTCATCTCTATTGCCTTTTGTTTTGGAACAACGTATTCTAACAACCGCATATAAAGTTTTGCGGCCTCTATGGGGTTCTCTTTCCTAATCTTCTCTAAGTCCTCGGATATGTTATTTAAACCATGATTAGCAACTCTTGCAATAGTTAACTTAGCTTGTTCAGTACTTCTATTCAAAGAACCTTTAGGCCTACCTAACTTATTTCCATTCCATGTTTCACCTTTTTTGAATCCCATAGTTTCTAATAGTATTTAACTATATAACAAGTATATGTTTATATATTATGAATGCCCTCTTTCTTCTTTCTCTTTAAGAACTGCAAACTTATTCATTCTGATAGCTTCATTTCTTAATAATCTTTTCTTTACCGAAGGTTTAAGATATTCAGTTCTTTTTTTTAATTCAAGTAAATGCTCGGAATCTCTTACTTTTCTTTTAAACTTCTTAAGTGCTCTTGCGATATCACCATTCTTAACTTTTACTTGTACTTGTTTTTTACCTCTACTCATTGTATATATGTATATATTAATCGTTTACTTTCCATCTATCAAACCGTTTCATAGATTGAGCCATAGTATCCCATACAAACTTATGGTAAGGGCCTTTAGGTTTAAATATCTCATCACCTAACTCTGTAAGGTACTTTCTCCATAGTTCCATTTCCTCAACAGTTCTTCCTTTTTGTAATCTATTCTCATGTGTAGTAAAGACGTTACCGTATTTACTTTTTATCTTTTGTTTGTTTTTCCAATACCTTTTATAGTATTTGTTTTCTAACATTTCTGATTCATTTCTTGTATCCATAACTTATTCTTCTTTATTAAACTTATTTTTTAGATGTTGTTTTATTTTCTTTACATTTAAAAATGTTGTACTTTTACTAATACCAATTGCGTTACTTAACTCTTCCATCGTCATATTACCAAATGCGTATAGCTCATATATCTTTGCTGATGACCACATAGAAGTTTGTTGTAATTTCTTAACTTCTTTCTTGATATCATCATACAGCTTTTGATTAGATAAATCTTGTTCTGTATCGTATTGTTTATCTTCTGTATCTTTCCATCGGTGAGGATAAACATTTTTGTTCTCTCTTTTTATTAAGTTTATGTACCGAGAACGTAAGAAGTTATGGCAATATAATAAATTAAAAGAATCTTGATAAAACAATTTCTTGTTTTTCTTTTCTGCTAAGTACAGATAAAGTTCTTGTACTAAATCTTCAGCAACTGGTTTGTTCTTTGTTAGATTATAACTAACAGCGTTTAACCAATCGTGATGTTTCTCATACAGAACACCTAACCTATTAACATTATCGAACTCTACACTACCACTAATCATTTATTGTTTTTTAATAAACTCCCTAATTGTTTCAACTGCTCTTCTCCAATGTACTGCTGATTTACCACATAAACATGGTTTTCTTTCATTAGTATTGTTTATCTTATTGTGTGTATTCCATACCCACTCAGCTTCATTTGTTTGTAAATGATTACTAATCACTTCAATTCTTTCTTTCATTTCTTGAAGCTCTTCTTTACTAAATTTATACTTTTCCATTTACCATAATTGTATTTGATTACACTTACCATCGAATGATTTACAAGTTAATCTGTTTAACCATTGTTCTCTTTCACAACAACCACATGATTCAAAGTTGAATAAATCTACTGCTATCCAAGTTGCTATATACTTGCCTGTTCCTAAAGTTACAATGTTGATTAGAACTGCTAACCAACTACCTAATTTAATTTTACACCAATTCATCTATTTATTTTTGTTTTTCCGTTTTTGTATCTAAAATCCTTTTCTGTATATTCATCATTGAATGAAGGGTCATATCTAAATGTATTTGTTTTACCTGTTGTTCTATCTAACTTATGATACACATCCTTAACAACTCTATATATCTGTTGATAGTTAACACCCCACTTCTGAGCTACTCTGTAATAAGATTGTAATTCTTTGTAATCTTTTATAATCTTATCTCTTTGTTTCCTCAACGAAGGTCCATACTTACCTTCCATATATTTCTTTACGTTTCTTCTTCTTGTTATAAGTTGTAAGTTCTCTAATAGATTATTAGAAGTATCACCATCTATATGGTCCATCTCATATCCTTTAGGAATATCACCTTTGAATGTTAACCACATTAATCTGTGAACATAACATAACTTGCCTCTCTTATCACCTTCAGTTCCAAACAAACGAACTTGATAGTATCCCTTTTTACTTTGAGTTGCTTTCTGTTGTTTTAATTTTCTTTTCTTTTTATTTTTGTATGAATATACATCGCCATTTTTTGTTATAGTGTAATAACCATCGTAATTTACTATATCTATTTCTTCCATTTTTTTTTATTATTTATTAAGCTTCTAATAATGTTATTTCTAATTCATCTTCTAAGATGTTAAGTAACCATCTCCACTCTTCTAACTTTTCTTCTAACATCCTATAATCTTTTAAAGTTTCAGGTTCATTGAAAACATAATACAAAGTATCTTCTTCTATGTGCTTCTGTACCTTCTCATACTCATTTATCTGATGTGTAACAAGCTTTAATAGCTTGGGGTATGATAACATACCATTGTTAGGTGTGAGATGCTTCTCAAACATTATATTGTGTTTTTTAAAGAACGTAGTTTAACTATATGTTTTGATATAATATCATATCTTTTCCAAGCATAATCATCATTACCTAACTGAGCTAATTTTAATTGTGCTCTTTGTTCTTCTTCAAGAACCACTATTTTCTTCTCTAAGTCTTTTAATTTCATCTTCTAATTCTGTTAGCCTCCTTTTTATTCTATCTAATTCATAAGAATATTCTATCTGTGCATTAGCTACCTTTGATTCTTTAGTTAAAGCTTCTAATGCTGATATTACTTCTTCTCGTTTCATAATACTATAAAATCATCATCTGTTTCTTCTCTGTTTAGTTTTCTTTGAAAATCTACAAATTGTTTAATAGCAGAGTAATGGTCAAAGTATAACTTCTTATTCTCTGTTGCTTCTCTTACTGCTATCTCAGCTGATTCTTCATATCCTTCAGGTGAAGATATATCACTTAAGTAATCTCTAGCTTCTTCTACTAATTTCTTTACTTTACCTTTACCTGATGATGAACTCATTAATTCTCTGAATTCACTTCTTAATCTTTCTTCGTGTTGTTGTACTTGTTCTTTGCTCATACTAATATATCTAATTTATTATTAATTTGTCTTATCCAATTCTGTTTAACTGATACATCATCTGTATATACTTCTAATGCTTTATCAATAGTACCAAAATCTTCTAACAGTTCTGAGTATCCTTGTTTGAATGTAGTTACATCTAATAGTTTATCAAACATTTTATCTACTAGTTTATAACTTACATTTCCAGTTCCAGACGCAATTGCATTTTCATTTCCAGTTCCAGTTCCAGTAAGGTTTTGTTTAGGTTTCTTCTTGGTTTCTTTTAGGTTAACCAAGTCATAACCCATAGGTTTATTTTTGGTTTTAGGTCTACCACC